AAGGATGAAACACATGCTGCTGAAATAAAACAGTTGAAGCTTGACACTGCAATTGCTGCTGCCCTTACGGATGCGAAAGCAAAGAATGCAAAGGCAGTCAAAGCACTGCTTGACCTGGAAAATGCAGAATTACTTGATGATGGAACAGTCAAAGGTTTGGCTGACCAAATTAAGAAGCTGCAAAGTTCAGAGGATTCCAAGTTCCTGTTTGACACCGAAAAGAAGAAGCAGACAATCAAGGGTGCAAAGCCTGGTGAATCAGGCAATGAAGAACCTGATGGCAAGGTTGACTTGAAAAACATGTCATATGATGAACTTTGTGCATACCTGGAAGCACACCCTGAAACCAAAATTTAATTTTGAAAGGATTAGGTGAAAATTATGCCGAATACGAAATTCAACAACAAAAGCTTCAATGCGGAAGCTTTCAAGTACCTGGTTGGTAGAGTTCCCAACTTAAAAATGAACGAAATCAAGAAGTCAAAAGCACTGGTCAGCAATCCTGACATCAAGGATGTCTTTGCAAGTCAGGATGGTACTGCATATGCAAGACTTGCAATGCGTGGTCTTGCTGATGGTGATGCTGTCAACTATGATGGTCAGACTGACATCACTGCAACCACAACCAAGACCTTTGAACAGGGTGTTGTTGTGGTTGGTCGTGCCAAAGGATGGATTGAAAGAGATTTCAGCTATGATGTCACAGGCGGTGTTGACTTCATGGAAAATGTTGCACAGCAGATTGCAGGTTATAAGGATGGTCTTGACCAGGATACCTTGCTTGCAATTCTTGAAGGTATCTTCAAGATGACTGGCACAAAAAATGAAGAGTTTGTTACCAATCACACCCACAATGTCATTTCAACCACAACTGGAAAGATGGCAGCGGAAACACTTAACACTGCGGTTCAGAAGGCTTGCGGTGACAACAAGAAGAAGTTCAGCCTTGTGTTCATGCACAGTGCGGTTGCAACCAATCTTGAAAACCTGAACCTTCTTGAACACCTGAAATACACTGACAAAGACGGTGTGACAAGAGAACTTGACCTTGGAACATGGAACGGAAAACTGGTTGTCATTGATGATGCACTTCCCCATGTTGATGTTCCTGCGGTATCTGCTGCAAATGCTGTTCCTGGTGTTTACACTATCACAATCAAATCCCCTGGTGCTGCAATCGGTGACAAAATCAAAATTTGTGGTAAGGAATACACTTGTACTGATAATGGTTTAGGTGCTAATGAATTTGCAGACACCAGTTCCGCAACTACTCTTGCAGGTGCATTGAAAACCTTACTTGCTGCCGAAACAGAAGGTGAAGCTACAAAATACACCTGGACAAATTCAGGCGGTGTCATTACTGCAACTGAAAAATCAGGTGGTGTTGGTGGTGTACCAGAAGTAATTGCAACCATGAAGGATGACGGTGGTATTTTGAGGGTAACACTTGCTACAACCACACTGGGCAAGCTTGCTGTTACCGCTGCTGATGCATACAGCTACTATGTGACTTATGTCCTTGGTGAAGGTGCAATCAGCTATGAGGATATTGGTGTGAAAGTTCCTTATGAAATGGCAAGGGATGCTGCAACTAATGGTGGTCAGGATACCCTTTACATCAGACAAAGAAAGTGCTTTGCACCGTTTGGTCTTTCTTATGAAAAGGTCAACCAGGCTTCACTTTCCCCGACTGATACGGAACTGAAAGACGGTGTAAACTGGTCACTTGTTCACAGCGGTGAAATTGCCGAAGGTGACAGAAGTTACATCAACCACAGAGCAATTGCGATTGCAAGAATTCTGTCCAAAGGCTAAAAGAAAGGGGTGATAACCAATGGCTGATATATCTGACAGACTGGAAGCTTTAATTCAGACCATACAGAATGTATCAAGCCTTGGTGCATCCTTTGTTTATGATGTTGGGAAGCTGCTTGAATCATTCGGGTATGAACTTCAAGATGGAGATGATTGGCTTCTTGGTTTCTGTATTCAGAAGGTAGAAAACAACATCAGAAATGAATGCAATGTTTCAAGTGTTCCTTGCGGATTGATGAAGGTTGCTTCACAGATGGTTGTTGGTGAATTTTTATTTTCCAAGAAAGGGATTGGACAGTTACAGGGTTTGAATATCAACATTGATGCAGCAGTCAAACAAATTCAGGAAGGTGACACCAGTGTGACCTTTGCCTTTGGCAATGGAAGCATGACACCTGAACAAAGACTGGATGTGTTGATTGCTTTCCTGATGCAAAATGGTAAAAGTCAATTTGTCCATTACAGGCGGTTAAGATGGTAAGAAAAGCAATTGAAAGCCTGTACAAAGATAAATGTTCCATTGTGGAATACAGGTCATACAAGAAAGCAAACAAGTCCACTGGACAGAAAGAATTTACCGTTCTTGAAAATCAACCCTGTAAATTGTCCTTTTCCACTATCAAGAGCAACACAGAAACCGCAAGTGCTGAAATGGTTACACAGGTGGTGAAGTTATTTATTGCCCCTGAAATCGTAATAAAACCAGGTTCAAAGATTGTTGTTGAGCATCAAGGTAGGATAACTGAATATAAAAACAGCGGTCAACCTGGGATATATCCTTCACACCAAGAAGTGGTTCTTGAATTGTTTGATGGGTGGTCATAATGGCAAGAAGTGTGAAAGCTAACATCAAAGGTCTTGAACAGTTCAGGGATAAGTTAAAGCAGTTAAGTGATGAACAAATTCAAATCTTCATTGAACAGACTGCAAAGGAACTTGCTGCAAGGCTTCTTGCCAAAGTCATCAAAAGAACACCTGTTGGTAAATACGGAAAATCAATTATGCGTGATGAAACAGGTGAAGCTGTTCGATACAAAAGCGGAAAGAACAAAGGCAAGGTTAAAAGGCAAGTGGTCAAAAAAGGCGGTACATTGCGAAGGGGTTGGACATCCAAAACCGAAGCAGAAGCTGCAAACGGAAGCGGTAAAGGTACTGATGCAGTCATATATGCCAATTCACTTGCTATTAAGAAGATTGGTAGTGATTATGTCATTGAAGTCATCAATCCTGTTCATTATGCATCATATGTTGAATTTGGTCACAGAACTGCAAATCACAAGGGGTGGGTTGAAGGAAAATTCATGCTGACTATTTCAGAACAAGAACTTGAAGCTGATGCACCAAGAGTAATTGAAAACAAATTGATTAAGTACCTGGGGGAAGTGTTCAAATGATAAACAAAATTATTGATGGTATATGTGAAAAATTAAATGAATCATTTGGGGATGGGTATGAAATTTACACTGAATTGAAGAACCAGGGTTTGAAAGAACCCTGTTTTTCTGTTATGTGTGTGAATCCCATCAATAATCAGGTTATTGGAAACAGGTATTTCCGAAACAACTTATTTTCCATCCTGTACTTCCCTGCATCCAAAGAACCAAAAGCTGAATGTAATACGGTTCTTGAAAAGCTATATCTTGCATTGGAAATTATCAAAATCAAGGAAACACTTCCTGATGAATCCATCAAGGAAAGCTTGGTCAGGGGTACAAACATGCGTGGTGAATTGGTGGATGGTGTTCTGAACTTCCTTGTGAACTTCAACTTGTTTGTTTATAAGGTTGAAGATGCAGACCTGATGGAAGAAGTAATTCAAAAATCGGATTTGAGATAATGAAAGGATGGTGTGGAATGGCAAAAGAAGTCAAAGAAACAAAGAAAGCTGATAATTTTGAAGTTAAGTTTTCAAAAAGTCAGTTGGTAGAATCGAAAAGGTTCAGCGGTCAAAAAGATTTGCTGAACACTATCCTGGAAGATGGCAAGGAATATACACTTGATGAAGTTGTTTCCAGGGTTGAAAAATACATGAAAGGTAAGGTGAAATAATATGGCACTGGGCGGTGGTACTTTTGTAACACAAAACAAAATTCTTCCTGGCAGCTATATCAATGTAATCAGTGCAGCTTCCGCAAGTGCAGAACTGTCTGACAGGGGTATTGTTGCAATTCCCATGGCTTTGAAATGGGGTCAGGAAGGTGCTGTCATCACAGTGGAAAAGGGTGATTTCCAAAAGAATTGCTTCAAGCTGTTTGGTTATTCCTACACTGATGATGAAATGAAGCCTTTGCGTGAAATCTTCATGAACGCTGTCAAGGTGTTTGTGTATAGACTGGGAACAGGTGTAAAGGCACAGAACACATATGCAACTGCAAAACATGCAGGTGCAAGGGGAAATGACATTCAGATTGCAATTTCAACCAATGTTGATGATGCAACCAAATCTGATGTAAAGACATATGTTGGTGGTCAGCTTGTTGACCTTCAAACAATTTTGACATCAGGAAAGACAACTGCACTTGCTGACAATGATTTTGTTGTTTGGAAGGATGATGTTGCACTTTCCAACACAGCAGGAACAGCACTTACAGGTGGTTCAAATGCAAGTGTGATTGGTTCAGACCATTCTAATGCACTGGGTGCTTTGGAAGCTTATGCCTTCAATGTGCTGATTTGTGATTCCAGTGATAGCACAACCAAGGGATTGTACTTCAATTTCACAAAGCGTATGCGTGATGAAATCGGTGTTAAATTCCAGTGTGTCATTCACAAGTACACAACTGCTGACTATGAAGGTGTTGTTTCAGTTGAGAACAACACAGGCACTGAAATGGTGTACTGGGTTGGTGGTGCTTTGGCAGGATGTGCAATCAACAAATCCTTAACCAACAAGCAGTATAATGGTGAATACACTGTCAATGTGGCTTACACACAGACAGAACTTGAAGCTGCACTGCTTGCAGGAAAATTCATCTTCCATGCGGTGGGTGATTCGGTCAGAGTGCTTGAAGATATTAACTGTCTTGTCACCACAACTGCTGACAAGGGTGACATATTCAAGGATAATCAGACAATCAGGGTTGTTGACCAAATTGCAAATGACATTGCAACTTTGTTCAATACAAAATACCTGGGTGTTGTTCCGAATGATGCAGCAGGCAGAATCAGCCTTTGGGCAGATATTGTCAAGCACCATGAACAGTTACAGACCATCAGAGCAATTGAAGATTTCAGTGATGCTGATGTTTCTGTTTCACAGGGCAATACAAAGAAATCAGTGGTGGTCAATGATGTTGTGACTGTTGTGAATACAATGACACAGCTTTATATGACCTGCATTGTTCAGTAAGGAAGGGGGTAAAACGCAATGATTAACAACATTGTTATGAAAGGCAAAGATGCAATTTCTGCAAAGCTTGCTGAATGCTTTGTCACCATTGAAGGCAACAGATACAACTTCATGCAGATGATAAACTTTGAAGCAAAGTTTGAAAAGAACAAGACCGAAGTTCCCATCCTGGGTAAGACTGGAATTGGAAACAAGGCAACTGGTTGG